GACAAAGGCCGAGCGCGAGGCGAAGATGGCCGAGGCGCAAGAGATGGCCCAACAGGCAGCCCAAATGGCCCAGGAGAACCCCGAGATGGTTGAGCAACTGGTTGGGGGCATGGCCTAATGGCTGGCGGCTGGGAAGACCTAGAGGCCATACCAACAGATATCCGTGGAGCGCAACAGGCGGTAGAAGATTTAAACAAGCTTTGCCTGCGGGTGCTTGGCTCAGAAGATGGCCAGAAATTGATGGGGTGGCTGCGAGCTGCCTTACTAGAGCAGCCCGTTGCCGTGCCGGGCAGCGATCCCTCATTCGCGTTCTACCGTGAAGGCCAGAACAGCGTAGTGCGAGACTTGGAAGCACGGATCAAAAAGGCAAGGAGCCTGTAAATGGAAACGCAAGTAAACGAGCCCAGCGGCGAAAGCCAAGACGCTGGCCTACTCGATTCGGTATCACTTACCGAAGACCAAGGCCAGCAGGCAAGCCCAAGCAGCACAGACATCGAGCACCGTGAGGAGCAAGATGACGATACACCACTAGAACGTCCAGATTGGTGGCCAGAGAACTTCTGGAAAAAGGACGATTCCTCACCAGACCTGGAGGGCATAGCCAAGAGCTGGCAAGATTTGCGAAAGCAGATAGCTCAAGGCAAACACAAACCGCCAGCTGACGGCAAATACGATACCTCGGCATTTGGAGATATCCCCGAAGATGACCCGGTGCGTGGCCACGTTATGGGGTGGGCAAAGGAATATGGGATATCTCAAGCAGCTCTAGACAAGCTGGTTGGGGATGTTGTGGCCATGAATGGCGAGCAGGCCCAACAGGTATCCAGAACCATCGAAGAGGAGCGCAAAGCTCTTGGCCCTAACGCAGATGCCATCATTAAAGGCATGGGCGATTGGGGGGCCGGTCTGGTTCGCAAGGGAATTCTCAGCAAAGATGACTTTGAGGAATTTAAGGTCATGGGCGGCACAGCTGCTGGGGTGCGTGTCTTTATGAAGATACGGGAAACCTACGAAGGGATGAAGATTCCCTTGCAGTCTGCACCGGTTGAGGGGTCTGCCAGCAAGGACGAGCTCTATGCAATGGTGGCTGATCCAAAGTACAAGACAGACTCGGCATACAGGTCAAAGGTCGAGCGGATGTTTGCATCGACTTTCGGTAACTAATCCTCCTCACTCTCCGCAAGGAGAGGCTTGAACGCCACCGGCTAACCACCGGTGGCTTTTTTTTGTTGCATTTTATTTTTAGAACCGTTAGATATTCGGTTAAGGCCAATCGATATCCATCGACCCTTACCGCAGCGGATGCTGACGAGCGGCTAGCGTAACTAGCAAGCAAGAGGCCCAGAACACCGGCTAACCGAAGCGACAAAACCTTTTTAACTTTCTTGGAGATTCCAAATGGCGATTTCATTATCAAACGCCTTTGTCACGCTCTTTGACGCTGAAGTTAAGCAAGCCTACCAGGGCAAAGCAATGCTGGTGGGTGCGGTTCGTCAGCGCCGGGGTGTCGAAGGCTCAACTGTAAAATTCCCTAAAGTCGGCAAGGGCGTGGCCACCGTGCGCGTTCCCCAATCCGATGTTAGCCCATTAAACGTAGCGTTCTCTAACGTCACCTGCACGCTGACTGACTACAATGCCGCTGAGTACAGCGACATCTTCAATCAGGCTAAAGTTAATTTTGACGAGCGTTCCGAGCTTGTCCAGGTGGTTGGTTCCGCTATTGGCCGCCGTCAAGACCAAATCGTTTTGGATGCACTCGCAGGTTCGAGCACAAGCTTAGTAGTGACCGAAGACGAGGGTGGCACCAACACAGGTCTGAACGTGGCTAAACTGCGTGCCGCTAAGAAACTGCTGGATAAAGGCAATGTCCCGATGGACAACCGCCACATGATCATCCACGCAAACTCTTTGGCATCGTTGTTAAGCGAGACCTCTGTAACCAGCGCAGACTTTAATACCGTCCGCGCCCTGGTATCTGGTGAGCTCAACACATTCCTCGGCTTTACTTTCCACACAATCGGTGACCGTACCGAGGGTGGTCTTCCCGTTGCATCGAGCGAGCGCAAGCTGTGGGCTTTCCACCGTGACGCAATCGGCTATGCAGAGGGTATCGCTCCTCGCACGGAAATCAATTACATCCCTGAGAAGACCAGCTTTTTGGTCAACGCAGTATTCTCAGCCGGTGCAATTGCGATTGATGCCGAAGGTATTGTCGAAGTCCAAACCACCGATTCGGTATAAGGAGAACGATAATGGCATTTTCTATTACTGGTTTAAACTCTGTCAGCCCCAATAAGCGCGGCAATGCACCATCGATCTACGCTTATAAGACAGCTGATTCCATTGCCGATGTCAATACATCTGGCTACTTCGACAGCCTGGCCGATACCCTGGAAGTTGGAGACCTGATTTACTGTGTTACATCAACGGGTACAACCGCCGTTGCTACATTGACTGTAGTTCGCTCCAATTCATCCGGGGTGGTTGACGTAGATAACGGCACAACGCTTGCCGCTACCGACAGCGACTAATCAAGAGGGGGTCACGAGCTCCCGATTGTGATGCCGCAGCCGTATGACGTACAACACAAGGGGTGTGCCATTATTTGTGGCGCAGCCCCTTGTGTCTTTGAAGACCTAGAAAACGCACACAAACTGCGACCAGATGCCACCATTGTTGGTGTCAATAATGCAGCTGCAATGATTCCTGAAATTGAGCATATCTGGACGCAGCACAATAATTACGCCCAAGAATACAAAACTAAAGCTGGCAGGCCAATAAAGGTTCATGCTAGGGCTGGCATCATGGGAAATGATGTGGACTACTGGTGGAACAACATGGTTGGTATAAAAGGATCAAGTGGTATTGTGGCCGCAATTTGGGCCAAGGCTATGGGTTTCGATGAGGTAATTATGGCTGGTATCCCTTTGAGCGTTAGCAGCACCAACTACCACGACCAATACCCAGACAGCAAGCCAGACAGGGTATTTGCGCCCACCAATAACATTGAGCATTGGCAAAGGTTTCTGTATATACACAAAGAACATGGACGCATGGATGGTGTAACCTCTCTTAGCGGATATACCCGCCAAGTTCTAGGAGCCCCATGTTAACTGTTGCCTGCGTTCTCAAGTCTGGCCGCTTTAGCCAATCAGCTGGCAAAGAGCCTTACACCACAGCCGATGTGGAAAAATTGATGAATATGGTTGCCAAGAATCTTGGAGATCATAGGTTTGTATGTTTTTCGGATGTAGATGTACCGTGTGAGCGCATACCGCTCAAACACGGATGGCCAGGCTGGTGGTCTAAGATCGAGCTCTTCTCTTGGGTTTTTGATGGGCCGGTGCTTTACTTTGATCTGGATACCGTTATCTGTGGAGACCTGACAGAGCTGGCCGAATACCCGCACAAGTTCACAATGCTTAAAGACTTAGGTAAAGGCAATATCCCGGCAAGCGGGATAATGGCCTGGAACGGGGACTATTCGCACATTTATCTAACCTTTAAATCTGACCCATCGTTTTACATGACTATGTATTCTGGCAGCCTGAGTCTTGGTGACCAGGCGTTTATTGCTAAGAATCAAAAGCCAGACTGCTTGTGGCAACAGATATTCCCCAATAGAATCTTCTCATACAAATTTCATCTTCTTGGCAAGCCAAAACCAGATGAGGCAAAAGTGGTTTGTTTTCACGGTGAGCCAAAAGGCTCTGGTTCAAGTGGCTGGGTAAGAGATATATGGAGTAACGCAAATGGCAGCAGGTGATTCCGCACTATCGATTTGTTCAGACGCTCTGTTGATGTTGGGCGCTAAAGCTATCTCATCGTTTAACGAGGGAACCAACGCGGCCAACGTATGTGACCGGCTATACCCAGACATCAAGAACCAGGCGCTTCTTAATTACCCCTGGTCATTTGTTTACAAGAAGATTCAGCTATCTCAGTTAACCTCTACCCCAACTACAGAATACAGGTATGAATATCAATTGCCGGGTGATCGGATTGGGCCGCCCAGGCAGATATTCGTTAGCAGCACCCCTGGTTCTAGACCGATTAAAAACTACCGGATATTCCAAGACAAGCTGCTCACCAACGAGACCACCATCTACGCTGACTATCCGTATGCCGTCCAAGAATACGAGATGCCGGTCTACTTTGTGCAGCTGCTCAAGTACATGATGGCTTGGCACCTGTCGCTACCAATTACAGACCAGATTGATAAGACCCAATACTGGCAGCAGATTGCTATTGGTTCTGCATCAGAAAATGGTCGCGGTGGATATATGCGAACCGCTACCACCATTGATGGACAGGGGCAGCCAATCTCTGTGATTGAGGACTACAGCTTGATTGATGTGAGGAACTGATGGCGCGTTTTACGTCAATCCAGACCAACTTCTCAACCGGGGAACTTGACCCCCTGCTGAGGGCTAGGGTTGACTTGCAGGCATACTCAAACGCGCTTGAGGAGGCCACCAACGTGGTGGTGCAGCCACAGGGTGGTATTCGCCGCAGGCCAGGCACCAGATACGTTATGAGCCTGCCAAATAGCAGCTCCGAATCTGCGGCTAACGGAGTGCGCTTGGTTC